CGTACTCTGGCGCTGGCGATTCCCCGTACTCGGCTGCTGCTGTCGCAGATGCGGTGAAGAAGGCCGTGGATGCGGTAATGGCACCGGTGCAGGAGAAGCTGAGCAAGGTCACTGAAGAGAACGCCTTCATGAAGGGCCAGATGGCGGTACTGGAGCGCCAGCCCAGCGGCGCCCCCCGTCCCACGATGTTCGGTTCGCGCGGCAACGGCGGCGAAGACTTGCTCGGCACCCGCGACCCCGCCTCCGAAGCGAACAAGGTGATCGGCAAGGCGTATGCCAACATCCGCGAGGATGATCCGGACGGCGCCGCGGCTGAGATTTCCAAGATCATCGGCACGCGCGCTGCCAACCCGCGCCTCTTCGGCAAGTCGATGATGGATGCCGGGTACACCGGTTCTGTCGGCAAGAACTAACGAGTTTTGGGCACGTCAATGTAGTGAAAATCGCGGCGAAGCCGAAAGGAAAAAGTGATGAACGAACTGGAAAAGCTCCTCAGCAATAAGGCCTACATCGACTCGATCGCGTCCAAGGTCGCACAGATCAACAAGGCCGACACCTTCGATCAGTCGACCGGGCTTGTCTGGTTCGATCTTTCTCCGATCGTCCAACTGATGTTCCCCTTCAAGCAGTTGATTCCCCTGATTTCCAAGTTGCCCCGCGTCAAGGGTAACGGCGGAACGGGGCACAACTGGAAGCGCATCACGGGCATCAACGTGAACAACGTCTCGGTGGGTGTGTCGGAAGGCAACCGCGGGGGGGGCATCAATGTCACGCTGCAGAGCCAGAGCGCGAACTACAAGACCCTCGGCCTCGAAGGCAACGCATCGTGGGAAGCTCGCCTCGCTGCGCAGAACTTGCAGCCGGACGCGCTGGGCAACACCATCCAGGCAACGCTCCGCTCGGTGATGATTGGCGAAGAGCAGACGCTCATCGGCGGCAACGCTTCGACGGCGCTCGGCACGACCCCCACCCCCACCCTCGCGGCATCTGGAAGCGGTTCGGCGCTGACCAACGTTCCCTACTACGTCGTTTGCGTCGCTCTGGCGCACTCGGCATGGATCGCTGGTTCGCTGTCCAACGGCATTCCCGGCCAGATCACCAAGACCAACACCGATGGCTCGGTTGACGTCTTCGGCGGCGGCTCCGCACAGCCCTCGGCACAGGCTACCGTCACCCCGACGGCCGGCCAGATCATCACCGCCAGCGTCACCGCTGTTCCGAACGCCGTCGCTTACGCGTGGTACTTCGGCACCACGACCGCTGCGACCCGGCTGCAGGCAATCACTCAGTCCAACCAGGTCGTCTTCAAGTCGGCTCCTTCGACCACGAACCAGTTGATCACCGCTCTGCAGGTGAATGCGGCTTATCAAGACAACTCCACCAACGCGCTGGTGCCGGATGGCATCATCAGCCAGATGTACGGCAGCGTGTTTGGTTCGGCACCGGGAACTGCGATGCAGACCAACCCGAACTTCCCCTCGGTCGCCACCGGCACTCTTGCTCTGGCCGCGAGTGGTTCGCTGTCCTTCACCGCTGCCACCGGCAACACCGGACTGACCATCTCCGGCGTGAACGTGGCGGAGTTCGATGCGATCCTGCAGGCCGCGTACGACAAGTACAAGGTCGGATACGACAAGATCCTCATGAGCTCGGCGGACATCGTTTCGCAACTTGCCCCGCTGCTCGGCTCCGCAACCACCAACCTCTTCCGCATCATGTTCGAGGCGGACAACACCAATGGTCGCTTGATCGCAGGTCGCCGCATCACGAGCTACCTGAACAAGTACTACGGCAACACGCTGGACATCGAGATTCACCCGTACCTCCCGCCAGGGACGGTGATCTTCTGGTCCGACCGTGCTCCGTATGAGCTCAGCGGTGTGGCCAACATCCTCGAAGTCCACACGCGGATGGATTACACGCAGATCGACTGGCCGCCTCGGACCCGTCGGTACGAGTATGGAGTGTACGTCGACGAAGTCTTCGCCGGCTACTTCATGCCAGCGTTCGCCGTGCTCAGCAACTTGAACTCGCCGAACGGGACCGCAACGGTTTAATCGGCCCGAAGCATCAATCCAGAGGCAGCCGGGCTAACTGGTCCGGCTGCCTTCTTTCAGAGAGGGCAGGAATATGGCAACCATGCGGGCTCCCGAGGGAGTCACCCAAATATCGGTAGAACAGCAAGTCTTTCAGGTGAAGGAAGACGGCACCGTCGGTGTACCGGACAACTTCGTCGCGAAGCTCAAGGACATCGGCTTTCAGGAAATCGCTTCACGCATCGCCGTGACGGCTGAGGCCGCTGCTGCCATCGCCGCCGCCGCCGCCGCGCTCAACCTGCCCGACCCTGATTTGACGAAGGTGGTTGAGCCGACCCCTGAAGTCTCGAAGGCAGCCTTGTTCCCTGGAACGGAGTAGTCGATGCCCTATGCGGTGGATTTGACGACGCTGACGGACCTGAAGAATTACATCAGCCCAACGTTGGCCGCAACCACCGCATCGGATTCCATTCTGGCTAAAACCATCACCGCAGTCTCCTCCGGCATCAATCGTTACTTGGCACGGACGCTGGCGGTGAGCGCGCGGAGTGAAGTGCGCAACGGGAATGGACGCGACTCCATCCGCACGCTGGTCTATCCCATCCTCGGAGTGACGTCGGCTGTCATCTCCTCCGGGCCCGGCGTCCCCGGCCAAACCATCAACCCCACCTCTGGTCCACCAAGTGGCCCCTACCTCACCAATGACAACTGGTTCATCTATCTGCGCGGCGCCGATTTCTGCGAAGGCCGGCAGAACATCACACTCAACTACACGGCGGGATTCATCACCCCAGGCCAACTGCAGGTGCTCGCGCTTGCGGGCTGGGTGGCAAGTTCCAACGTTGCGCAGAATCAGCAAGTGCAGGTTGTGGGCTACTACTACACGGCCATCAACACCGGCACCACAGGCGCATCCGCTCCAACATGGGGCACGATTCGCAATTCGATCACCGTCGACAATGGCGTTAGCTGGCTCTGCAACGGGCCTATCCCCGTCCTCACGCCCACGGCCAACATCATCGACGGCGACTTCCAGCAAGCGTGCATGCAGCAGTCGGCGCTCCTGTTCAAGAATCGGACTCGGGTCGGAGACACCGGAAGCGGCGTCGGGCCGGATCGCGTCAACTACTTCCTCAAGGGTGCGCACCCCTCCACAATCGACCTTATCAACCCTCACAGAGAAGTCTTCCCAATCGACGGCATGGGCCCGGTCTAACGCATGAACATCACCCTCCAAGGCGGACAGAAACTCTCGGCGAAGCTCAGCAGCATTGGGCCAGCCATTCGCGCCAACGCGCGCAAAGAGCTTCCGTACATTGGAGAGCACCTTGCCACCTACGGGCGGGAGCATTACGAGGACAGCGGGCTGCATGTGCGCAGCGGCGATCTTCGCCGGTCGATGGCCGCGATGGCGGTGGAGGAAGACTCGCACGGCATCCGCGGGGGAATGGTTGCAGGCCAGGGCCTTCCGTATGCGCCCATCCATGAGCACGGTGGAACCATCGTCCCAAAGAATGGAACCTACCTCACAATCCCCATCGGCGAAGCGCTGACGGATGCCGGTGTTGCGCGGTTCGGCGCATTGGATGCCGAAGCGGAAGGCTACAAGACCTTCGTGCGAAACAATATTATCTTCGGCGTGAAGGATGGGCAGTTGTTCCCGCTCTTTATTCTGGTGACGTCGGTGACGATTCCGGCGCGGCCGTTCGTCGGCCCAACGCTTGACGCGAACCGCGATTGGATCGAGGATCGCATTCAGAAGAATATCGTCAAGCCAAGCCTTGCGGGGGGTGCATAGTGGGTGTACCCGTAGGACGCGAGGCCATCTATTCCGCATTCTTCACGCAGCTCAACGCCGCGCTGTTGCAGGTGAACGGCGGCCCATTCAACTACAGCGGACGCCGCCCGGTTCCCGACACTCAGCTTGCAGAGGAGCAGTACCCGGCATTCTTCCTGCTCGAGGCTGGCGAGATGTACGATCGCAGCCGCCTATTCGCCCCGGCGAAGGTAACGCTGATGGCCAACCTCTCCGTCGTCACCCTGCAAGGCGAAGTGCCCGACGAGACGAACGTCACGAACCTCAACAACCTCGCCGATACGGTCGAGAGCGCCATTCAGGATTTAGCCGGACCCACGGCGCAGTTGACGCTCAACGGTCTCGTGCAGGAATGCTGGATCAACCACCGCACGCTTGTCATCACTGGTTCCTACCCCCAGAGAACGAGCAAGCAGAACTTTATGATCGAAATGATACTTCCGCACTCGAGGTGAGAAATGTTTGGACTCGTCAACAACGAACGCTACGGCGCACTCGACAAGCACGCAACCAGCTGCCCCTGCCAGCGGTGCGTGATCAGCAAGCGCGACACCGCCCCGCACGCGGAGAAGCAGCACCTGGCGGAAGCCAAGGCCATGATTCACAACAATCTGGCGTCGGATCACAGCCGCGCGGTTTGGGACGAGAACTCGAAGAGCATGCCGGTGGAGACGAAGGCGAAGCATCTCGAGGCCGCGGGAACTCACCGGATGGCCGCTGACCACTTTTCCGATGCAGCGCGGTCCTACCGTGATGGTTTGCCGAAGGGTGCAGCGGAGCACGAAAAGATTGCAGAAGAGGCAGGCGAGCGCGGAAACAAGTTGAGCGAGAAGTTGAAGGGATAACGAGTGCCTTTACCGACCTACGGAGCTTTACCGACGGTGATCGACCCCACAGCATGGGGTGGCCGGACGATTACGCCTCCGAAGGGTCTGCTGACGGTGGACAGCATCCAGAACCAGGTTGCAGCGCAGCTCACCGACTTCTTTGCGAACGTGCAGTCTCCGGCGCTCCAAATTCCCGTCTACGTGTTCCCGAACTTCGACCGCGATACGTGGTGGGCGAGCTCGGCCATCGCCTTTGTGCTCATCTCTTACCGCAGCACCACTCTCGGCAAGCCAATCTCCACCTCCGCCATGCTTCAGGAGCGGACCTTGCAGTTTGAGTTGCATGTGGAGGCGCGCACTACCGCATGGGCTCTCTCGGGTGCCGGATCGGTCTACGCGCTCATCGACGCAATCGAAGCGGCGCTCACCGGATTCCCACCCACCGGCTGCCGCAACGCCTACTTCACCGACGAACGGTTTGGTGAGCAGGACTCGCAGGGCAAAGTTTGGCTTTACGATATGACGCTGAATGTAGTCACGGTGCGTCCGAAGCTGTTGCCGGAATATGCACTCGCAAACCTCGTGCAGGAAACAGTCAAAGTGCAACCGGGTGGGGATGAGATAATCATCACGCCACCCGTATAGGAGCGAAACAATGAGCTTTTTTCATGGCATCACTGTAACGGAAGTCAATAGCAACGGCGTCAGCATCCAGGTCGTCAACTCGGCCGTCATCGGTCTGATCGGCTCGGCTCCGCAGTGGTCGGCACCGACGGGCGCTGGCCCCGGCGTCAACACGCCAACGCTCATCACGAGTGCAGGTCAGGCTTCGAACTTTGGCCGGTACATCTCCGGATACACCATCCCCGGCGCGCTGTCGGATATCCAGTCGCAGGGTTCCGGCGCCGTCATCGTGATTGACGTGTTCAACCCGCTCATCCACCAGAGCACGTTTACCGCGTTGCCCTTCACCGCCCCATCCTCGAACGCGGTTCCCGTCACGCTTGGCCGCATGGGATTGATTGGGCCTGGGTTGCCAAATACGCCTCTGGCGACGGCTGCAGTCGATGCCGTGTTCGCCCCTGGCGGCGCAACGTCGGCAAGCTACGCCGCTGCGGATACCATCACCCTCGCGGGCGGTGTGAGCTCGCTCGCTGCGCAACTGACGGTGACGAATACGAAGCTGGTCGGGTTGGCACTCAACGCGGCCGGTGGAAGCACCTCGCACAGCTACGCACCCGGCGATACGATCACGCTGACGGGCGGAACGAGCTCAGTCGCCCCCGTCCTCGCCGTCGACACCACCCAAGTCACCGCCGCAACCATCGCATCAGGTGGTACGGGCGGAACGAATGGCACACAGACCGTCACTGGCACGACCGGAACCGGCACGAAGTTCCAAGCCTCGGTCACGGTTGCGGGCGGCATCATCACGGCGGTTATCTCCGTCACCGTCGCGGGAAGCTACCTCACCAACCCCACCGTACTC